GGGAGGCAGCATCAACCATCGGATCAACCATGCCGGGTGGCGGCTCAGGGGGAGCGAACGCTTCCGCGATCACTTCCTCAATCGGCTTACCCTTCTGCCGGCCCTCAATGATCACCGCGAGGCGGGTAAGGATCTCCCCAGGATCCTGACCATTCTGGGCAAGAACAGGGATCGCCTGCGCGTAACCAGCCACCGCCTGTCGCAGTGCCTGACGCATGTCCTCGATGTCCAGCTTCTGCTCTTCCTCTGTCGCGTTCAGTGAGAACGGCAGGGAGCGGCGTAGCCAGTCCTGGGAGATAAGTCGGTCACCACGGGCCTGCAACCCAAATACCAGTGCGCGGTTAGGGTCCAGACCCGCCATGAGGCCATATTGAACATCGACCGAGTAATCGTTCTTGATGTTTTTCTCGGGCGAGTATGAAACCTCATAGGGTGTACCGTTGTCGTTACCGCGAACAGTTTTGCGGAACGACGGCCAGCAGACCTCCTCCACCTCGAAGCAGAGGGCGATCAAATCCGTGTATGCCTCAGCGAACATGGCGTGCGCGGTGCGGACCTGGGTGTCGAACCCGGTCATCAATGCCTGCACGCCACGGCCTGTGACGATAGATGCGTCTAGGTTGCCACCGCGAACCTCAGGGTAGCGGGAACCTTGACGCAGTTCCTGATCAAGAATGCCTTGCTCTTGGAACGCGGCAGGGGGAACCTCGAGCGGGATGCGCCGGATCTTCTCCGGCGTGGACGAACGCAGCACCGCATCAGAACCCAGCGACAACTCCTGCACATCCTGGGGGAGTGCGATAGGTGCCTGCACTGACTTCTGTGCCGCCTCCATCGCGAGCAGCGCGAAACGTGCCTTCGCCACCTGAACCGCGATCACATCATCGAACTGACCACGCGGATCCTCATCCAGACCAGGCCGGCGCACCTCCACCGCAAGGCACTTGCCCACCGGGTTGGGGGTGCGGAGCAGCTCAATGCCACCCTCACCGGGCAGGAACAGAATGTCCACGTCCTTGTCGTGGTAGCGCACCACCTCAATCTTCGTGGTCGCACCCGGTGCCTGCGACAAGATCACGTTCTCCAACTGCGGGAACTTCGCGATCAAGTCATCGATGTGGTAGTTGATCGTCTGGAACAGTGCCTTGACGCGGTCACGTCGATCCCGCACCGTGTAGCAGCCCATCGAATCCAGCCACTTGATGCGCGGCATCCGCTCATCCCAGTCAATCTCAATGATGCCCGGGACGAAACCGTAGGTGACGTAGCGGTCGGCAGCGGCATACGCCTGCTTCTGCAACTGCGAATACTGCACGTAATACGTTGCAATGCGGGTACGCATCTCTGCGCGTTCCCGAGCCGCATCCGACACCATCGAAGAACTCGAGCAGTTGAACGACGGCAGGGGAGCGATCACCTCGGACAGGTCCCGTGCCGCCACATCCACCATGTTCGCCACAATGGGGCGCGTGTACGGGCCATCCTCAGGGAATAGCTCAGGGAACACGTTCGCCATCTGACCGCAGCGCACCATCTTGATGTCACGCATGCGCTGGTCACGCGAGTTGTTTTGCACGCGCAGACGGTTGTAGAGGCCAGCCACCTCGGCAGTACTGGGCACCTAGCCTCCTAAAGAGTCACAAACATGCGGTCACGTTCAAACGAGTTCAAGTCCACCGTGGCCTGGGTGGAACGGTCATACTTCGTGGCGAAAGGGTTGTTCACGTGGGAGCGGGAGAAGTTCGTCATCGCCGCCACACGATCCCGGCACGCCAGTTCCGCGAACCACAACGCCATCACCGCGTCAGTCTTCTGCGTCTTCGGCGCAGCCGGATGCCACGTCACCAACTGCTCCACCAGAGCCTTCGTGGATTCCGACACGTGTGTGGAGGGCAGTTCAACAAGCTGGCGCTTGTCCTGCCACCCCGAAAACATCGTCGTCATGGAGGCGACACCGAAGTCCACGTCATGCTTATTCGCACCCGTGAAATGCTCCCGCAGGATCGCACCCGCCCCCGCCAGGTACTCCCTGACCTCACGGTCCTGAGTGAGCATCGACTGGAAAGCGTTCTTCTCCACACGCCACTCGATAATCCCGTACTTCGATGTCCAGTCGCGGATCATCTGCCGGATCGCATCCGGCGTCATCGCCGGCTTATTCCACACATCCAGCACGTAACGCTTCTGCGTCACAGGATCCAGGCCGATCACCACCGCAGCGGTGTGACCCGCCATCGCAGGGTCCAGGCCGGCAACCACGAGCAGCCCATCCATCCCATCCGGGCGGCAATTCGCCATCCCGCGAGGCATAATCCCCGCCAGACGATTCCCATTAATCGCGCCACGTACCGCATCAGGATGGAACACGGCATCATCGGACACCTGCTGCTGCATGTACACCATCGCCCACGTGCGCGGGGCGATCCGGGCACGCTTCTTCGCCAGACGCGGCCCATTCCACTTCGGGAACAAACCATCCTCGTCCGGGTCGGCGTCCTTCTCCGTCGGATCCGGGTGATTCGTGCGCGGCCACAACGTCACCCAATCCTCAGGGCTGTCCGCTGTCTCCAAAACCGCCGGCATCGACAAATACGTCCACGGCGAATCCTCTTCCGGGTAGCGAGTCGGATCCCGCAGTTCGGAATACAAATCCTTACCCGACAGGCGAGTGCCCACCACCAGCAGCATCCCATTCGCCGACAGGCGCGACATCACCTCAGCCTGCAACCAGTCAATCTGCTTCTCGTACTCGTGCGCGTTCGTCAAATCAACCGCGTCATCCACAATCACAATGTCCGCACGCGCACCAAAAATGTGCCCTCGAATACCCAGCGCCTGGACGGTCGGGTCCTTCTCACCCGAATCCCGCGCCTCCCCCGACACGTAAATCAAATCCTGCGTCCACGACGCATCCGACGACTCAAACCCCCCCGCCGGGGCATAATGCGCGTGCATCTCCGTGAACTTCGGATGCGTCAACCGAGTCTTCACCGCGTACAAAAACTTCCGCGCCATCGCCTGAGTCTTCGACACAATAATCACGCGAATATTCGGATCCATCGCAATCCGATACGTCACATAATTAATCGTCAACGTCACCGACTTACCATGCTCCGGCGGCATATTCACAATCGCCAGATCACGCTCACCCGGCTCGAACACAATCCCCGCAGGAGTCCACGAAGGGGCACGCCCCTCCATCAAATCCACCACATTCTCCATATGCGGAAAAACCCGCATACCCAAAAACCGCTCCGAAAACTCCGGAAACCCCAGCTTCAGCGGCCCCACCCGCTGACGCATCCCCCGAACCTCATCCACCCGCTGCGCGAAAACCGGATCCTCACGCCGCCACCGCTCATACGCCGACAACGTGCGACCCGCACGAACCAGCGACGCCTCCACCGTCAACCCATCCGCAATCGACTTCAACACCAGTTGCTTCAACTCGGCAACAGAAACCGACTTCGAACGACCCGACATAAAAAAACCCCACCCTCCACAAGGCGGCCAAATGAAGGGGACAATAACCAGGCCCGGTATCCACCCGAAACAAGGCAGACTCCACCACGCCGACAGGAAATAGATAAAACATGTACGTCAATGACGTACACATAAACCCGGACCCCCCCAGGGGGTCCAGAAAGAAAACACGTTCGGGGTTCTCGCTCACTCCGTTCGCTCAAACCCCTCACTTATATAGTGCCTGCTCATCGGCGTGTCACGTGCACCACTGTGACCAACCTCACAAAGAAACACCTTGCAAACATGTACAAACCATCCCCAAACGGACACACCACAAACATCCCCCCACCACCAAATACACACAGAACTACAGACAGATTATTTATATATATGTACACACAGTAGTTAAAACCCTGGGGTCAAGCTCGTACACGTGTTCGATGCCGGTGCCGTCCCCCGATGGGGGACTATGGGCGCAATCACACCCTAGGAGGGGGGGAGGGGGTGGCGACCGACCCCCCCCGACCCTGTCGTGTGTGTATATACGGTGAGACTCTCTTATTCCGTGTGCGGGGGTGTGGTCGCATGGGGTGCCCAGGTTGTGGGGTGTCGACGTTGTCGACGGGGGGTGCTCGAATATTGGGGTGGAAGGATTGTGCGTGGGGTATTGCAATTAGTGACGGGGTGTGTATTGTCATGGGTAGCGGATAGGTGATCCGCATTCATCTAGGGGGTTTCAATGTCGGAGTCGACGTTAGATATGAGGGCGTTGGGGGATGCGATCCGCGGTGCGGGTTTCCCTGTTCGGATTGAATCGACGGGGGGTGGTTGCGCCACGATGTATGTGGGGGTGTGTGTGAATCCTGACACGGTGGACGATGCGCTTAGGTTTCCTGTCGTGTTGGGTCCGGGGGTTTTTGATCGTGATGGGGCATGGGCAGATTGGGAGGATTTCTATATCGGCCCTGACAATGATGGGGATGATGCGATCACGACGGATGACACGTGGACTGTCGATCGGGTTGTCGATGTCGTGCGTGAGAATTTCGCACGGTGGGAGATTGCGACGCACGATTTCGTGGCGATGCGTGATGAGGATTATGGCAAGGGTGAGGTTCCGGGGTATTGGATTGAGGGGGGTAAGTAATGCTTAGGACCGTCGCTCTTGAGCGTCGTGGGGTTATCGATCCGGGGTGTCCTATTCATGGGCGCCGCGTGTGGGGGGAGATCCGGGCACGTCACGGTCTACGTCCCGATAATGGGTCTAGCCTGCTGACGTTGCCTAGCGCGCAACCTAAGGTGGGCAAGAATTACCGACCGACCGCGAGTGTGACGTTGCTGGCGGGTACGGATGGCGGGTTGTGTGTCGCGGATACGCATTGTCGGGCGACGTGTGTGGTGAATGAATCGATGAGGGCGCAATATGCGAATGTTCGTGCGGCGCGTGCGGCGCGGACGGATTTCCTGACGGAACGCCCGGACCTATTTCTAGGGTTGTTGTTGGATCGGATGCAATGGGCGCACGATAGGCATGGGATCCTCGATGTCCGACCGAATGCGAATTCGGATGTCGCGTGGGAGCGCATCGCCCCAGCTCTTTTTGCGCTGATTGCAACGTGGGACGGACGTGCCTATGACTACACGAAAAGGATAGATCGCGTGGGTTTCCTTGCGGAGAATTATCGGACGACGTTTTCCGTGACGCGTCACACGCGTCCCGATACGGTCGCTCGAATCACGGGCCGGGGGGACACGGTGACCGCGGTTTTCCCATCACTAGCACCGCTACCCGCGGTGTGGCGCGGTCTTGACGTTGTCGATGGGGACGTGACGGATGACAGGTTTTCGGATCCGGCCGGCACGGTCGTCGGACTGTTGGGTAAGGGAAAGCTGCGGGGGGTGCTCGAGCATCCGCTGATTGTGCGTGCCTAGATTGCAACGTGTGTCCGTGGCGCGTCCGTTATCCCCCGGCATGGGTCGGGGGGTAGCGGTCCCGGGACGGACCTGGGGTATCGGTTAGGGGGTGGTTGTGATGGACATCTATTGCGGACGGTGCGGAGAGCCGTGGGAGATCGAGTCATTGCACGAGGAGACGGATTATCGCCGGAGTGAGGGGGAGTCGGTCACGGTGTCGCGTGTGCGCGCCGATTTCGCGGCCCGGGGGTGTGTCGCGTTTTCTTTCGCGACGGATACGCAATGCGAGCTGGACACGGGGAACGTGCGTGCGATGGCTAGCGGTGCGCTGATGGATTTGCTGGGGGATGACATCGATGGGGTGGCGGCGTTGCTCGATGATGCCGAGGCTTTCGGAATGTTTCGGTAGGGGGTGGAATCGATGACGACTTTCTACGTGTGGTCATTCGCGGTCGGGCTTTTCCTCGTGCCGGCGCTACTCCTGGCGGGTTTCTCGTGGGCGCTCGAGCGACCGGGGATCACGGACCGGGGCATCACTAGCACGGTGGCAGGTTTCGCCGTGTTGGCGGCGGGTTTCGTGACGTTGTGGGCGTGGATTCTTCCGACTCCGGGGGAGCTTTCCTAGGTGCGGAGTGTCGCCCACGTCTCGCACGTGGGCGACGCCCTGCCACTAGGGGCAGGCAATAGGTGAGGGGGAGTGATGGCAGATATCGGAGCGTCTTGGGATCCGATCACGGGGACCGTGTCGGTGGATCCGTGCCCGGATTGTGGTGCGGGTAGTGGGGTGCCGTGTGCGTGGGCATGCTCGAGCAATTGGGATCCCGAGGGGGTGTCGTCGTGACGGGCTCGAGGATTAATCGGGACGGGACGGTGCTGCACTACGGGTCGCCAGGATTCGACGGACAGTGCGACTACGAGGGATGTCGTGGGCACGTCCGCACGGGCCGCTACTGCTGGTCACACGCACGGGGGAGGGGGTGAGCTGATGTCGCGCAGACGTACCCCGAGGCAGGTGCTGGGGCCGACTGGTGGGGCTTGGGTTCGGATGGCTCCGGGGTGGTATCGCCACGAGGAGACGCGCTACCGGGTGATGAGGGTCGGGAATTTGTGGCACGTGTGGGGTGGAAGGTGGGACGGTGCCGCATTCAGGACATTGTGGGCGGCGCAGACGATGGTGGAGGGGGCAGGCCAGCTCGGGGATTACCGGGTCGGATCGCAGGACTAGCACGATGTCGGAGTGTCGGTATATGTTGCATGCAATATGAGACTAGAATTGTGTGACCGGGCAGCACTAGCACGGTAGTTCTGGCTCCATCATCCCCGGAGGTGCGGGTTTCGTACCCCCTCGAGATCCCCTCCGGGGGTGGTGGTGGCAGCACTAGCACGAGCTGGAAGGAATGCGGATGGTGTTTCAGCGGATTGTGGCGACGCTCATCGAGCGGCCCCCGGATGGGTTCATGGTGACGTTCACCGATTCTGATGGTGCCCCGGACACGATTGTGTCGTGGTTCGCGCATGACATGGACGGTGCGTTGGATTGGGTGGAGACGGTGGTGCAGCAGTCCACGCTGGTTGTGGCACCACTAGCCCAGGATGGTGCCTACTCGGTGTCGGTACTCGAGGACGAGGCATGACTAGCAGGGGGAAGCCGGCCTTGTTCGGCTGGTGCATTGATGACTTGCACGAGAAATGCATTGTGTGGTTGGTGAATTCGGATCGGCGGTGCGCCTGCACCTGCCATGACAACAAGTAGGAGAAGGTAATGGATTCGACATCGATTGAGGAATACCCGCACGTGATGGTCCCGTCGTGGACTCCGGCGGTTCAGCCCGAGGTTGCGCCCGTGGTGGATGAGGCACCAGCCCCTACCCCCACCACTAGCAGCACTAGCAAGGTGGATTCTCGTGCGATTCGTGCCTGGGCGAGGAGCCAGGGCATCGAGGTGGGTGCCCGTGGGCGCATCAAGCCTGAGGTGATTGCAAGGTATGCCGAGGCGATGCAGTAATGCGCTACCCGGAATTCGACGGCACGCAACAGTGCTCGTCCATCGGCACGAGCTTGTTCTACCCGGACAATCCGTCGAACGTGACGGTGATGGAGAAGCAGATCATTCACCAAACCTGCTACTCGTGCCGTATCCAGTCGCAGTGCCTGGAGTGGGGGCTGCGACATGAGGAGTATGGGTATTGGGGTGGGTTGTCACCGAATCAGCGGCGTGAGCTGCGACGGAAGGTGGGGATCCGGCTCGAGGTGGTGCCGGTGACGGCGTATGTGGGGCTTCAGAACGTGAAGCAGGCGTCGTGATCTGCCCCCATTGCCGAGCAGGTGGTGACCTGAACGGCCTGGGTGACAGGTTTGGTGCTACCCAGGCGCATCTGCGCTGCACGGACCTGAATTGTTCGTGCCAGCACGATGTGGGCGACAGGTGGGTGCGTGTCTAAGCCCGTGAAGGTGGCCTTCAATGAGATCCCTGACGGCCCGGACTATTCGTGGGCTGGTCCGCAGCACACGTGCCTGTGTGGCAACGACACGCTCGCTGTTGCTGCCCGTTTCGATGACAACAGGATCAGCTTCTATTTCTTGGATGCGAGGTGTTTGAGTTGCGGATCCTATTTAACCGTGCCGACCGAAGCAGACGACGAGCCATGCACGGCGTGATCGGCACAGGGGATTCCTCGAATCGCATGTGGTGGAACCTGGGTGCCCGTGCCATGAAGGATCACATGCTGCGGGAGTTCACCTCGTGGGCGATCTCATGCCCGAACAAGGAAACCGCTGACGACCTGTGGGATTTCATCATTAAGGCGAGGGAGGTGAACGTTGATTTCGACACTCACGCCTGAAGAGAAGCAGCTCTTGAACTATCAGGAGGCGGTGATCTATTCGATGATCGCCGACCGTTACGACCGTGAAGACCCCGACGATTTCTAGATTGGAGTGATTGCAATGAGTGTCAAGAGTGACGCGTCCATTGGCGTGTACCTGGATGCGGAGAAGGCGACCGTGCGGGATGTGCGTGACTGGCTAGCCGAGGTGAACCGGCTGAACATCCCTGACAGTGCCCCGCTGGACGAGTGTGTCCTGTCCCTGTACCACCGCAGTCAGGTTCTCGAGTCTGTCCTCACGGAGTCATCTCTTGGTGTTGAGGGTTGGGACATCCTCGTGGGATTGTCACGTGTTTGAGGATTGCTTCTGGTGTGCAGGCTCCCTCAACAACGAGGGGGTCTGCACATCGTGCGCTTCAATCTTCCCAGTCTTCCCAGATATCCATCGGCTGCTGCCTGAAGGCGACAAGGATGGTGCCGACAGTCCAGCCGGCGAGCAACCCAAGCACACCTAAACCAGCCAAGACAGGCAAAACCCACCAAGACATGCGATCTCCTAAACCCACGGTGGTTCACCACCGAGCTTGTCTGACAATTTCCTGAGCGCATTCCTGACACGACGCCGGATCGTGGACTCGTGAGCCTGGTAGGTGGCTGCGAGGATCTGCACATCCATCCCGCCATCAGCGAACCGGGCCTGCAATAGTTCCTGATCCTCTTCGGTGAGTGAATCAAGAGCGAACTTCACATCGACCAGCATCGCCAGCCGAGTGTTGCCCTCACCGGGACGTGACTGTGTACGTCCGTCCGTGTCATCCTCGAACGTGTTGAGGATCCAGTTGTCGTAGTCGTACACGTCGGGAAGCAGCTCGTGCAGGATCGCTTCGGAGTAGAACGCGTGGTCTTGCACCTGGGTGCGGGTGAGGATGGCTCGTTCCTTGGTTGCCCAGCGCATGCCGGCCCGGTAGAGGGCCGTGCCCAGCTTCCCTGTCCCGACCTTTCCTTCTTCCCGCCAGCGGGACAACTTGTCCGGATGTGCAGCCATCCACAGGTACATCTCGGATCGGATGTCATCGAACTCGAGCAGGAAGCGTTGATTCCTGTGGACTCGTTTCGCTACACCATTGGCGATACGGATTTCCGTATCGGTGACCGTGGCTTCGGCTACCGCCATGAGTACTGCCCCCCCTCGAACACGAAAGACTTGTTCATAATGGGGATGGGTTGGGGGATGACGGTCTGACCGTCTACGTACACGACTGCCCAGCCCTGCTGCCAGTTGTGGGTCTTCGTGTACTGCATGCCGGGGGAGCGCATGTCTACGAGGTTCCCGACCTCCATACCCCACAGGGTGCGGGTCTGGACCCCGTTGATAGCAAATGTTATCGGTTGATAGCCCTGGCGGTGAGTGTGCCCGATCACGCAGTTCATGCCTGTGCGCCGAACCAAACCTGCTGAAGTTGAGCCGGCCACCTGCACCACACCAGCCTCGTCACCATGCATGAGCAGGGTGTTCGGAGCCATCTTGAAAGCCTTCTTGTGATACGTGATTCCCAATTCGGGGAGGCGTAGGAAGTTCTCCAGCTCCAATTCGGGGGCACCGAGCAGGCCCGGAAGCCTGCGCGTGATCGAGATCCACAACCGATCGCAATGGTTCGATCTCGAGATGTGCTGCACCTGAAGATCCTTGAGGATCTGATGCGTGAGGTCCCGATCCTTGCCGATGCTGCGTTCCCACTCCAACTCCGTGCCTTGCGCGTACTTGCTGATGGTCTGAAAATCCATCTCGTCACCGACGCTGACGACCATGTCGTCCTTGGTTTTGGTGTCTTCAATGCATTGGGCTACGGCATCGACCGCTTTACGGTCGCAGTACGGTACTTGCAAATCACTAATCACGTAGATTCGGCGCATAGTTTCGTGTCTCCAATTAGTTACGTGTCGCGCTCTGTCGCTACTGGCACGGTCAGTGCCGCCACTCCATGATGGAAGAAAACTGCATACGCCCCCTCTCCGTCTGAGAGGTACACGAACCCGTGCTGCTCGAGTCGTTTCGCAATCTCAACGATGGACACCTGCGCCATCTTGATCACATGCCCACTGACCAGATGCACGTTAACGATGGGATCCACCATCTCCGACACGTCAGGGAAGTCCGAGCTATCCATCAATGCACGCATCCAGGCACAGCAGGTAGCCAATTGCGTCGGTAAGATTGTCGGCCTTGTGGGCGTGGATCTCTCGAGCGATCTTGATCTGCACAGAACACAACGCCACCTGCTGCGGGGTCACCCGAACGCCTAGGATGGGGGACCACAGGTCCGCGATCCTTTGAAAGTTCACGGACGGATGGTCATAGGCGGCTTGCCTGTCACCCGTGACCAGGCGCACAGCCTCGGTCGCCAGCTCAGCATTAATGGGCTTCATCGTTTCGGTGGTGGCACGAACACGGTGACCAGATACCTGGCCTTGTCCACCTTCACAACACTCAAACCCATCTCTTGCAATTGCCTGAGTAGCAGTTCCCAGTCCTGAGGGAGCATTCACACCATCACCATTTCGATCACGGCCTGACGGCCTGCCGACACATACACGTCATTCACGTCCATACCTGGGGGCATCGACACCGCCACAGCCGTATCGACCTCTTTGCACACCGTCTTCCCGAATTGGCGACCAGCCTCATCCCCGTCGCACATCACGACGACCCGGTTGTAGTCAGCCATCAGCAGTTTGAAATGGTTCGCCCAATTGTTCGCACCGGGCACCCCGACCGTAGGCAGGCCACACATGGCTGAAGCAGTGATGCAGTCAGCCTCACCCTCCGTCACATACAGGGTTGGGGACTCGATGAGGAGATCCTTCACGTTGAACAGCTTCGTCTTCGCGCCTGGACGTGACAGGTACTTCGGGCCGTCCGGGGTGAGGGATCGGTAGCGGATGTCCACGACACCAGCGGGTGTCAGGTAGGGGATGGCGAGCCTGCCGGTGTAGTCGCTGTCGCCAGCATGTTCACCGCTCACGTAGCCGAGCCGGAACGTAGTCGCCGCCTCGTGACTGAAACCTCTTGCCTTCAGATATGGGGCGACCTGCTCCAGATCCAGTTGATACCGGGTGACTGTCTCCTCCAGTAATCTCCTCGCAGCGTCGGTAAGCTTCACGCCACCCACACCCCTCGTACTCTTTTACAACAGCAACCAGATCCCCTTTGAAACCGCAACTGAAACACGTGATACCCCCGGTGTCGTTGGACACGCGACACGATGGCGTCTTGTCCGGGTGAAAGCCACACCGCACTGTTTGCCATCCGCGTTTCGGTGTCGGTAACTGCCATCCGTACTTCGTTAACACCGCCCATAGGTCACCGCTTCTGTATGAATAGGAGGAGTTCTGCAAAGTCTTCAGCCTCAATCACGATGTAGGACTTGGATATGGGGTGGTTGCGCCGCTTGATGGCGGCGGCACCGATGACGAGGGATGCTGGCTTGGGGTCGTGTACGTGTCTTGCTTCCCAACGCAATGCTTCTTCGGTTGCTTCCCGCATGTACCCGCTGAGGTCAATGCTCTTTTCGTTCTTCGCTTCGATCACGACTGCTAGGTCGTGGACACGGATGACCTCGTCCCCTTCGTCGTCCTTGCCACGTCGTACTAGGCGCATGATCTGGAGGAACTTGGATCGGAAGAAGTTTTCTAGGTCGATCTCGAACCCTGCGCCTTTGCGCTTGTTCGCTCGAGCCTTAGCGGATGCGTCACTCATCGTGTCTCCAAGTCGGCGATATGCATCCGTGCCGGCTCATACACAAGCCACGACACCACACCACCGGAAGGATCAGCCGGGCCGTAACGGTTCTTCACCGCACACACCCCGAGGAATCCAGGGTTGGAGTTCGTCACGGTAAGGATGCAAGCTGGGGTCTGAGCGAGCTTCCCCATGATCGCTGATCGTGGCGGGGCAGGGTTACCGGAAACACCCTCACTTGTGTGATGCAACGTTAGGAATGCAGCGGATGTCTCCCGACTCCACCATTTGAATTCCCTGAGCAGGGACCGCAGGGATTCCCAAGCGTCACCATCCGAATGCGTGCAGTCGATCAGGTTGTCGATGACCACGAGTTCGGGGTACTGCCCGTACAGTTCCACGAACGCATCAATCTCCAGCTCGATGTCAGACAAGGATGGTGCAGACTCAAAGCACCAGCGGATGTGCTTCGCCTGAGCGAGTACTTCGCCTGCCCACTCAGAGTCAGCCATCATGGGTTCCACCTGGGACTGGTCAACGTCGGTGATCATGGATGCGAGACGTAGCGCCATTGTGTGTTCGTGCGTGTCCGCGCTGAAGTAAAGCGTGGGCCTCTGTGCCTGTAATGCCCAGTGCAGCGCGAGGGTGGACTTGCCTGCACCGGGGGGACCACTGAGCATCGTGATTTCTCCACGACGCAGGTGGATTTGGCGTGCCGCCAGGGACTGGTACACGTTGGGCAGGGTGGCTGCGATCTTGTTGCCTGCCTTGACGGCACGGTGGAGGCTACGCATCTGGGAGCAGGCTCCCTATGTAGTGGGCGACGTTGACGGTGACGGCGTTTCCCATCTGCTTGTAGCGGTGAGAGTCGGCTAGGCCAGCAGTCCAGTCGTCGGGGAATCCTTGGAGGCGCTCGCACTCGATAGGGGTAAGGCGTCGGACACATGTTGCGTTACTGGCAAGCACGGTTGCTCGTGTCTCCGTCGCGTTGTCAAATGCGTTCAACGTGGGGGACACCCCCCCCCGCTTCCATGTCTCGTAGTCCTCGGGGTTCATGGCCCTGCGCGACTTCGTCCACGCTTCCATGTCGAACCTCCAAGACTCCCGGTAGATAGTTCAAGCTGACCCCGCCAGTGCTTTTGGCTTGCAGGGTTGGTGTGACAGTTGCATTCAAGGTCGTGTGTCTAAAGTCCACGGCTACAGCAGGCACCTGACTGGTGGACAACGGCCCCGTACCTTCCTCAGTTATTCCTAATCCGGGGTTGGCGTTGCCGTACCCCCCCCCGTTCTGCCAATTGAAAGCGATGGCTCCACTACCTGCTCCAACGCCAATCGAAGCCGCTCTGGCAGAGGCTTGCCACGCCCCTCTGTACGCCGCAGGATCCCAGACGCTGCCTTCTCGCTCAACAAGTAGCGGTCGTCTGTCTGGGATAGAAGCACTTGCGATAAGGAAGACTCGACGGCGACGTTGGGGCACTCCGAAGAACTGCGAATCAAGCACCCGCCATTCCAGATGACAAAACCCTGCGTCGTCCAATGCAAGGAGGATTGTCCCGAAATCGCGTCCCTGATTTGACGTAAGCAGTCCGGGGACGTTCTCCAAGAGGAGCCATCTTGCTTGGACATGCGTCGTGAAAGCGAGTGCATCCCAGAAGAGGCCGGTACGTTCCCCGGCAAGTCCAGCTCGCTTTCCTGCGACGGATACGTCCTGGCAGGGGAACCCTCCACAAACAAGGTCGGTTCGTCCCACAAGTCCGATGGTGTCAGCGAACTCAATGGCAGTCCTCACATCATCATGCTTCGGTACATCGGGCCAATGCTTGTCCAGCACGGTGCGGCAATGCTTGTCGATCTCAACCTGGGCGATGCACTCGTGCCCTGCACGTTCCAGGCCGAGATCAAACCCGCCAACACCAGCAAACAGGGACACGAACTTCATGTCAGAGGCGAACAGTCTTCTGGCACTGCTGCGCCTTCGACGGCGCGGAGCAGACATAGAACGCCTTGTAAGGGCTGCCTGTCTTCTTCGAGATGCCTGCCGGCACCAGCTTCATCGGCTGACCGTGATCACACATCGGTGCAGGACCGGACGGTTCCGGTGCGGCAGGAGCAGCACCCCAAGGATCCGATGCGGGAGCCGACGCCTGAGCAGGTGCCCACGGGTTATCGGCAGGAGCAGCACCCGGTGCAGCCGAAGGGGCCGCAGCCACGAGGGTGGCGGCATTGGATGCGCCCACGCTCAGAGTGACTGACTCGATGAGGGTCTGCATGCCCTCAGCCAGTTCAGCCCAATGCATCTGGAACTCCGAAGCGGAACCGCCACGGACAGTGATCTGCACGTCGTGACCCGCGATAGGCAGGCGCACGTTCGCGCTGAAAGCGGACTCAGTTGACACTATTCCTCCAGTCAGATGTTGCAATCAATCGTTTAAAAAAGGGAGCTTGTAGGGGGGCTTGCCGCCCACGGCGTAGCACGACGGTGCCACCGTGCATGTCTGGCACATGGACGTGACGTGGGGGAGGAACCGCTCGGAGCGGATGGAATCCTCGAAGGTGGACAGCCAGTACGACAAGAGTTCGTCGGTGTAGTGGGCGAGGGACACCAAGCCACCTACGTCACCCTTGCGTGCCATGTAGTAGGCACCGAGGGTGGGGTTGTATCCGAGGCGCTGCCGGATCCCTCCCGCGTACACACCGAGCTGCGTACTAGCCGCAGGCTCACGTGACCCCGTCTTCAGATCGACCACGATGAGTTCACCGTGCTGGTTGACGAAGACCCGGTCGATGTAGCCGACGCACAGCACGTTGGGGGAGGCGTCGTCGGAGGCAACCATGTTGGGCAGCACCAGGGTGAAGTCGTACTCCACCATCGGGTGACCATCGACCTCGAAGATTTCCCACCCTGAGGTTCCCCGCCACTTCACGTAGTCGGCGAGCATGTTCGGCCCGTTCACATTCCACCACGTGCCGTCTTCCTTATTGGGGAACTGTTTGGTGGCGCGACCACCGGCACGCAGCGACTTCGACGGATCCACCTGTGCCATCTCCTGATCCCACGCATCCCGCCACAACGTGGCAAGCGTGGCAGTAGATCCCTTGTCGAACCATTCGGCAGCAAGATGGAATGCCTTCCCGCCGATGTTCCAGTACGCCTCCTCCTGAGGCACCCGGTAGACACGGGTCAGACGGAACTTCTCCCCGCACTGCTGGAATGTGTCCAGGCTCGAGTAGGACACCGAGTTGCGTCCGGTGAGTTCTTCCACGGTGGGGCGGCTCATGGCTTCACCCACCAGAACAGGTGCCCGGTGGACAGCATGCCCATGTCCTGATCGTTGACTTCCTTGCCTTGGACGCCCAGCTCGTGGACAACCCGATCCCAGTCCAAGTCGGACCAGCCGGGTTCAGCGACGATCATCAGACCGCCGGCGACAGTGACCGACTTCACGGTATCGGTCAGACCCTGGTCAATCTTTCGCATGCCGTTCAAGTTAGCCCCCCGATCTGACAGTCGCAAGGTGTGACACGGCGTGTCGTGTCTGAAACTACAATGGTGTAAGACGGCGTGTCGCCTTGCGAAGTTGGATGTATGACAACACAATCACAGGGCGCCGGGGCGCCCCCATAGTCTTTAAGTACTTACTGTTCTTGATGTAGTTACTACATGAAGTCTCTGACGTTGAACTTCCTATTGGAAGATGCCGCAGAGAGAGAGAGAGAGAGAGAGAGAGAGAGAGAGAGAGAGAGAGAGAGAGAGACAAATCGCCTACCCGCTGTATTTCGAAAGACCCGGACGGATCGGTGTTCCCTCGGGGAAATCCCCCGCTTGGTCGGCCTTCACGTAGAAGAACCCAGGAACGGACTCCGGGTCGTATGCGACCACGACCTGTTCGTCCTCGATCATCGCAAGCCATGACTCGAACCTAGCCTGTTCGTCCTCAGGCAGGCTACCCCCTTGGCGAATTCTCCCCAGGTCCCTCAGCATCCGTGCGGGGTAGGCCGCAGCGTGCTGCGGCTTCACCCGCCAGGGGATCTCCCGGTCATATCGGGCCTGCTTCTTCGTCAGGCCGGCACGATGCATCGCAGCCGCCACCGTGGATCGAGCAACCTTCTGCCCGGTCGTCTCATAG